GCCCAGGAAAACAATTCCAAGTTATGGTATGTCCACAATCACAGAAGTTGGCGAGGCTTCTGTGTTGGACATACCGACATCAGAGTTTCCACAGTTGGCGATGCTGCAGTCTTCTCTGACATCACGCGCAAGACGCAGCTGGCTTAAACCAACTGAAAGACAATCAATATCTTCTTTTGACTCATCTTGCTTGTGCTCATTATCAAAAATTAAGTTAAAAACAGACGTATCCATTGGATTGTCTATTCTTGTTATGTCAATAGGAATATCATAATCTACATGCATAATCTTGGCCACAGCAATGGATCTCAACCTATCTCCGATTCGCAAATTACGAATCTGGTGAACTAGGGTATCTATTTCTGTTTGAGACAAAGAATATCTTTTTCTCATACCATTTTCTACATTTAGATGAGAGCGATCAATTAAACTTTTTGCTTTATGCTCAAGTAGTTGCTTATGATAATCCAAAGCAACCTGGTTGACTTTACATCGACCGACATTGAAACGCTCACGGAAGGCATCCAAGATGGAACAAGAAGGTTCATTTTTCAATGCTTCAATCTGTGCAGCGAAAAATATTTCCATTCGTTCAACTTGCGTCATAGCACTAAACTCAACGTGGGTAACACCCAGCTGGACGCATGTTAAATCATCTTCTACCTGTCCTATATTCCGTAATAATCTACCTAAATTGGCAGATATGACATATTCACCAGAACTTGTACTCAAGAATGAATTCTTGAGTAACTGCAATTGTTCAATGCAAGCTGCTGGTTTCCATGTCACGACATGACCAATCCATTCAGCACCAATTTTAACACGCTGACCTAAAGGTTCATGCGGTATGGTGCTTAAACTATATGAAATGCCTAAAGCTATCATCAAAGAACCAAGATGGTTCCATACTGATGTGTTTGAATGGCCCGAAGGCTCAAACATGCCATCAAATTGGATCAGTGCACTACTTTCAGTAGTTGCTGACTTAATTCGAATTGGCAAAGATGCTAAACGCATTAATCCACATGCTAAATCATAATCAAGTAAACTTTGCAAGTACCCGCAAAGTGAAAAAGCAGCGGCATCCTGGCCACTGTCATTACTTGAGACGTCTATATCTCCCCGAATTGTCTCCCCATGAACGTTACCAACCACACAAGAATCATCGGAATGGATCCAAAAGAATAAATAATCAGGTAAGAACTCAGCTTCCCTAATTTTACGTCCAATTGTATTCCAATCCTCATCAGTTGGTTGTGCATAAATGAAAATTTCAACAAAAATTCCATTGATGTTATAATGGTGGAAACCATGAAGAGATTGTTTTAACATCATAGCTAAATGAGGTGCATACATACTTTCTGAGTCAAGACTCATATACAAGCGTGTGCTTTTACCATACTTAGCTACTTCATCTTTGAGTTGTGCGCTGAGTTCCTTTATACCTAAGTACTCAGGTGAATGCCATTTTCGACCTTTTACATATGACTCTCTTAACTTCTTTTTAATGTGAGGAATCTGGGCATACAATTCCCGACTATAAAAAGGAGAATGTTCACAGGCTAATTTGTACAATTTGTATTTGGCATCATGCACAACATTTCTAAGGGAATCAGTTATCAAATGATAAAAACCACGGGCACAGCGATCTTTAAGGTTGCTGGCTAACACATCGATAACGTTCATAAAGTTTTCTGGAATTAAACAAACATCAGAAAAAACACGATTCCCTTTGGCATACTCAAGAACTAGAGGAAATTGAGTAAAGGATTTACTAATACGCAATGCAATGTTATATGAATTGAGACGGAGTTCTTTCTCATACAGCAAACCGGATCCCGGTTTACTTCTTGCCCCTATCAATCTTTTGCACGCATTGCGCAAATTATAATTACTAAATGAGTGTTTCGCCCACGAATCTTGATGCAAGCCACCAAACTCGAAAAATTTTGTCACGGGTTTTGGTTTGCCACCACCATCGGGGCCAAAATCGAAATACCTATTGCCATCACGTTCTAATACCGCAGTATTAGTTAATGATAAAATTTTGAAGTCATCACGCACCAACCAATCCAACTCCAACTGGGGTTCAACGGATAATTGGCGCCAAGCGACTCTTTCCTTATCACAACTTTCATAATGGTAGGCAACGTCTCGCAACGCATTTTGGCCCACATAAGCCTCATTGAATCCCAATACCGAATTATTCGATAACACCCGAATTTGTGATTCGGTGTTTCGGGATAAAACCTGCTTATGATGACGGGTTCGTAAAAAATAACGAACAGTTGCATCCATGATACCATAATCAATCTTATGATCAATATGATAACACTCTTTTTGTGAATGAAACATAGCTGAAGCAACCATGGACTGGTCGTACTGCCGTCCATTCACTTTACTAACTAATTCAGAGAACAAAGGAGCATAAACATATACTTCCAGTTCTGGTTCATAAATCTCTTTCAAATTACTATCCATCCAATGATAACTTTTATCAATGGCTTTAAAAACTAATGGTGACAACAAGTAATTATTCACGTTTTTACTCGCAATACTACTCATTGAAAACCATCCCGCCCCGAAATCCTTAACACGAATTATTGTACGGTACGGTATTTGACAAACCTGAACCCCAAAGGGTGGTTCAGTCAAAATAGTCCCTCGGTAGCAATACAACTCTGGTACACCAGGCTCTGGTTTTAGGACATATTCAACGACATTCTCGACTTCAATTTCGGAGCCACCTACTTGTTGAAGTTTGTGTTTATGCCTTAAATGAAACATTTTATTCTCATGTTCATGTTCATTTTTACTAATTCGTTTACCAGACCCTTTACCAGGTTTCTCTCTCTTATCATCCTTGTTTCTATTGTCGGTTTGACGTTGGTGATACAATTTTTTATCAAACGATTTCTTACAGGAGCCACCTGTTACACCGTTCAATTGTTCCAACGCATCTTCAATTCCCATGTCATCATCTTCAGTGACCTCACCGTGCGATCCATTCAATTGTGAAATTGATCGTTTCAAAACCGGTGGTGTTTTCAAAACATAGGTGCAAACTAAAAAACCAGATCCAATTGAGACTGGTCTACATCCGACAACAAAATCATCATACAACACTCCACAATATTTACAACTTCGACAAATAATGTCAACATTATCATTATTATTATCAACATGATTATCATAATTATTATTATTATTAATTATTTTATTTACAATGTTAGCATTATTATTATTATTATTATTATTATCATTATCATCAATGTTATAATCGCTTGGCCTTATCTCGTGGCGCTTACTTATCCACGAACCAGCTCGGCTCAAAGACTGGTGTACGGAGCTAGAGCTCCCTTCATCGTCCTCAGAGGGTAAGTCTGTTTCTGATTCCGGAAAGCCTCCGTAAAGCTTAACAGGCCCATGTCTACTTGTATTCATTGTCCGTGGCAGGAGTCGACAGTCGCGTGCCCGGCGACCGTGGGTTTAACTTGTTTTACCTTCAAGGGGGGTTGCACCCCTCCGCAGTGGAAAATACCACCATTACCTCACTATGGCTGTAGGACAAGGTTTACCAGACCCCATGCATTGAAGCATTCCATGTTTCATAAAACCGTGATCCCGTTCACGAAAAATCATATAAAATTGCTAAATACGCTAATTAAATATGGAAAGTTTTGTTTGTTTGTGAGAACACCACATAATAAAATTAAGTGAAATAAATGACCGTTAGCACCAAACTAGCTAATGATACAACTGCAAGGAAAATCTGCGGCCAAGTTATATCATCGGTCCAATGTATTTCTATATCCACATCCATTATAAACGGACACGAGCGGTTCGCTCGGCAACTACTTCGGCAAAATTTTTACGAAGTGCAGCAGCAAAACTGCCAGCATTAACACCAACTGAATCCAGAGTAGCTCTGGACATGGCTGCCATCATAGAGGATACGCCTTGAACATCAGATTCAGCTGGCATACGAGTGCCATCTGAACCAGGTCCAATTATTTCAGAGTGCATACCAAACTCTATATGATGTTGGTTACCAACAGCTCCAGTGACTACCAATATTGCTATTGGGGCACCTGTGTTCAATCCACTGGGGGATGCATATGCATACGGACCACCTGCAAAAGATTCAACAACCGAGGAACCATCGGTACCATAACCGGCAAACTTGTAAAAATAATTGTCATTGCACCATGGAAAGACATTCTGTACTCTTTCCAAATTAGGAGGGTTATCAGTGTCATCCGTATCCTGATAACTTAATTCATCTTGTTTCATTGGTGCCAAAGGAAATTCCTGGGGCTGTCGAGACACAGCTGTGATAATGCAGTTGTTTTTGCTTCCAAGCGCGGCGATATCAACTCGAACAGGAGTTGAAGATCCACCTGCCGCTCCAAGGCTAACTGCGCTCACGTGAGCTGGGTCAACCCACCAATAATACAAACCTGACTGGTGATTCAACATGCCAGTGTATTGCACACGGACACCTCCTCCAACCAAACGACCTTTCACATAAGTATTATTCATGTCTGGATTATAAAAATCCGCTTGTGAAAATCGTTGGTTGCTAATGACGGTCGTCTTCACTCCAACCTCCAAGTTGTTGGAGCCTTGTAAAGGCTGAACCCAAGACCATGGATAATTAATGTCAGAGTAAAATACAGACACAGAGTTATTAGCTAATGAAGGAGAAAAAGCGGCGAAACCAAAGCCACTTTGACCAACCGTTACCGTCAAACGTGTAAATCCAAATTGACGCATTGACGATACTACATCACCAGATGGGATACAAGCACCCATAGCTTTTGATGAAAAAGGATCAGTAAGACAGTCAAACCACTTCTTAACACAAGGTGAAGTAGATGGGGCAACTACCTTCTTTGCCAACTTAAGTCCAGCGTGAATGGGTGTTAGCCCAGTCATATCGACTAAATCGACGTTATTTGAGAAAACCTTCTCAGCATTAATCACGGCTCTGCGAATGTTTTTGCGAACATTCTTGCTCTTTTCCCGTGATTTCTTAGCCAAGGCTTTTGCGCGATTAGCAATTCCCTTGGGGGTAAATTTCTTAGAATTTTTAGGAACTTTATTAACCATTTAAAAGCATCACGAACCACGTGTATATAGCTTCACAACCACGGCATGATGACCTTTACGCTGATATTCATCTCACATAACCGGTAATGAGATTAGTCGCGAAGGATTGTACTGGTTTTCTGGACGTTTAAGGAAGTTAGCCTGACGTTTTATATCGTACACACCCTATTAAACTCCACACACGATTTATTTGGTTAGAATTACATAGAAGCCAAGTCAACTATGCTCGTATATGTGGAGCTCTTTTTCCACTTAAAAAATTATTAATGTAATACCAAATTATGAAATGCCACACAGTAAGTCCTCAACCAAATTATGTTTATGGTCCTTTATCAAAAGTAGCTTACTAGAATAAAACAAACGTGTTAACAATTCAATTTTCACCGGTATAAAAGTGGTGATAAACTCACAAGGGACGCAGCGTTTCAGCATACGTCCCGTTATGTGCCCCAACCAACGCACATTTCCGTCTTGGTCACACACCAAGCCCGTGTCTAACGACAGCACTGTCTCCATAGTGACAGTGGAAAAACAC